GGCGCCGGCAACTTATAGGGCTGATCGGGCGGCGGCGTCTCGGGCGTAGCCTCGTCCGGCGGCGGAGAGTTATGTCCGATACCCGGTGGCGCTTCGTCGGACGGAGATGACTTCGGTTCGCTTGGAGCAGCATTAACTTCTGCAGGCGTCGGCGGCTCTTTTGGTGGAGCCGGGGAAGGTTGCTCGGGTGGCGGTGTTGTGGGTGCCTCGGCGGGCGGCGCTTTGGGCAATTTCCCGGCGCGTTGCAGCCAGCGCTCAACGCCCTCTTGGAGCGGCCGAGCTAACCGAAGGGGCAGCGAACGGCCGACAGGAATGAGCGGCCCTTCGCCACTATCGGAATGTCCATCACCCGGACGATAGACAAGCGGGCGGATCGGGCTCGCGCCTGCGCCACCCTCGCTCCCCGGCGCGAACTGTCCACCCTTGTCGCCAGGGCCGTAGTGGTGGTCGTTGTAGCGTCTCAATGACGCCGCCTTCGTCGTGCTTATTCCATCGGCCGAAGCCACGCCCGCCGCCCTCGCTCCCTTCCCGCCCGGGCTTTGCGGCAGGTCGCCGTCGGGCACCGGCGCCAAACCCAGCTCCGCGCGCACCTCGTTGACGCTCTTGATCCCGGCGGCGACGTAAGAGGTCGCGATCTTCGCCACCTCCGAGGGATCGACCGCGCGGTCCTGGTCCCACGCGAATTCGAGATCGGGCGCGCCGAGCTCGGTCGCGATCACCTGATCGACGAGCTGCTTCACCCAGCTCTGCAGCGGCGCCAAACCCTCGGCGAGCGCCGTCTCTTGCACGGTCTCCGCGGTCGCGCGGTTCACCTGCGAGGTGAACGCGCTTGGCGGGACCGAGAAGGCATAGCAGATGATGCGCGCGAGCCATTCGTCGAACACGTCCTTCATCACCGGCTCGCGCGTCGGGATGAAGGTCTTCGCCACGCCGCCGGGCACGAATTTCGCGTGCCGCCGCTCGGCCGTGTCGCCCGAATTGAGCGAATCCCAGTACGCCTGGAATTGTCTTATCTGGTCAGGGTTCCACGCATCGGGCACGCCGATCAGCGCCTCGGGGATGTTGCCCTCGGTGTAATATTGCAGCTGATAGATCTGCCGCCGGAGCGCGATGTTGACCGACATCTGCACTTGCTCGACCGGCGAGAAGCCGTAAGCCTTGTGGACGCGCAAATTGCGCGGCGCGTAAATCAGCTCGTCCGCGGTGTAGTCGACCGCAGGTATGCCTTTCAGGATTTGCTGATAAGCGGGTGTCGGCGGCGCGGGCGTGCGGCCCCAATCATCGATGAGCCGCTTGATCGTCGCGCCATCCAAGGGCTCGAGCGCCCAAAGCGCGCCGCCGCGCGTGCGCCGCAGGTAGAGCGCCGGCGCGTCGATGACGAGCAGGTCCTCGAGCAACATCCGCAACCAACCGGCCCAGGAATGCACCCGATCCGGCCGCGCGAAAAACCCCGCGATCGCCGCGACCCGCGGATCTTTCGCCGCGCTGTTCCCCACACCGTCGCGCGCCCGGATGCGCCAGGTGAGGCGCGCCATCTGGTCTTTGCGCGTCTCGATGACGAGCCGCAGCAGATCGTGCGCGTCGGCGAGCGCGCGCAGCTCGGCAAAGCCGGTCGGCTCCCAGCCGCGCGGCGTAACCGCAAGGTTGAAGCCGAACGGATAGTCGAATTGCCGACCGGCGACCTCGGGCGGTGCTGCTGGCGGCAGCGGTGCTTGCGGCCCGAACCAATCGGCGGGCGCGTTGCCGGTAAAGAGATAGCCGGCGCTGCGCGCAAGCCGCGCGATGAAGCGTTCGGGCATGAAAGGCTCCGAAGATGTGAAAGAAGTAGCTCTCAGCTATCAGCTCTCAGCCGTCAGCTAGTTCGTAGACGAGTATCGATCATCTTCGCTGACAGCTGAGAGCTGAGAGCCGACGGCTGACAGCTTCACCGTCCCGCCATCAGCTGCCGGTAGTACTCGAAAAGCCCGCTGCCGCGCGCGACCATGAGCTCGCTCAAGGCCCAGACCAGCGCATCGACGCGATCGGGCGAGGATGCGCCGCTCACGCGCCCGGCATCCGGCGCAAAGGCGCACATCTGATCCTCAAGACCGGGAAACGCGCCAACATGGCGCACCCGGCCTTGCTCATAGAGTGCAGCGATCGGCTCGGCGCGCGTGATCTTGCCGCGCGACGCATGTACCGGCTTGTAAGCGACGCTCGCATCGACCGCCCGCAACGTCGCCTCGACCATCTCGCCGCCATTATTCGTTTCGGCCACGACGCGATCGGCATGGTGCACACGGAACGCCGCGATCGCGCGCGCGGCCCATTCATGCGGTCGATAGCGGCCGGATAGATCGCTCAACACATAGCCGTGGCCGTCTTCGCCGAGGCCCGCCACCACGATGCCGGTCTCGTCGGCGCTGTCGCCGGAGCTCGCGGCCGGATCGATCGCAACCACCACGCGGCGAAGGGTCGGCGCGACGCCGACCCGTGCGCGCTCGATCGCCTCGCGCGTCCACAACGCGCCCGGCAAATCCTCGAGCAGCTCGGCCTCCAATTCCTGGCGGCCAAGGCGGGTGCCCTCATATTGCTTCAGGATCGCGCTCAAGAAAGACGGCGCGAGATGATCGGCGTTCTCCCTGGTCGTGCCCCGCGTCACGATGCAATCGGGCGCTTGCAGTAGCGCGCGGATGAGGCGCACCGGCTTCGGCGTGGTTGTCGCGACGACGCGCGGATGCTCGCCCAGCCGCAAGCCCATCATCAACATGTCCCAGGCTTCCGGAAAACGCCATGCGGCCAATTCATCGCACCAGGCGGCGTCGAATTGCGGTCCGCGCAAGCGCTCCGGCTCGTCGGCGGAAAACAGTGTCGCGATAGCGCCATTCGCCCAAGTGAGCCGGCGCTTCGATGGCTCGTAGAGCGGGCGATCATCCTTGGGAGCGATCGCAAGCAACCCGCTCTCGCCCTCGACCATGACATCGCGCGCATCGGCCGCTGTCGGCGCGACCAAGGCGATGCGCTTGGCCAGGCCATCCTCGACCTGCTCGCGTACCCATTCCGCGCCGCTGCGCGTCTTGCCAAAGCCGCGCCCGGCGAGCAGCAGCCAAATGCGCCACTCTCCCGCCGGCGGTAATTGCGCCGGCCGCGCCCAGATGCGCCAGTCGCAAAGAGCCGAATTCGCATCCTGCTGACTGAGCGCGTCGACCTTGGCCAGCAGAGCAAGGCGCTCTTCGCGCTCGAGCGTCAGCGGCACCGCGATGCGCTCGGCGTCGGCAGCGTCCATCGGCGTCTCGTGATCGGTTTGCGGGGAGCTTGCTGGCGCGAATTCGGCCAACAAAAAACCCGGTGGGGCTCGCCACCGGGTCGAATATCATTGTGCGCCTTTTATAGCATATCGATCCGGATTGGTCAAGAACAAAATGAGAACGACCGTTGCCCAGATCGCGAAATCGGCTCGAGGCGCCCTGCGCGGACGCGCCTCGCCGCAGCGAAGCCTCTGATCAGGCAGCCTTCACGTCCGTGAGGAAGCTATCGACCTCGCGCGAGAGGTTTTGCGCCTGTTGCGCCAAGCCGCCGGCCGCGTCGAGCACCTGGGTCGCCGCTGCTCCTGTCGCCGCCGACGCATCTTTCACGCGCACGATGTTCGTCGCGACTTCCTGTGTCCCGTGCGCCGCCTCTTGCACGTTGCGCGCAATCTCCTTGGTCGCCGAGCCCTGCTGCTCGACCGCGCTCGCAATCGCGTTGGCGATCTGACTGATCTCGTCGATGGTCTGCGCGATGCTGTGGATGGCCTCGACCGCTTGCTTCGTGCTGTCCTGGATCTGCCCGACTTGGCTCGAGATCTCGTCGGTCGCCTTCGCCGTCTGATTGGCGAGCGCTTTGACCTCGGACGCCACCACGGCAAAGCCTTTGCCCGCCTCGCCCGCGCGCGCCGCCTCAATCGTCGCGTTGAGCGCCAGAAGATTGGTCTGGCTCGCGATGCTTTGAATGAGGTTCACCACCTCGCCGATCTTCTGCGCGCCGGTCGCAAGCTCTTGCACAGTCGCATCGGTCCGTTTCGCATCGTCGACCGCCTTCATCGCGATCTTCGAGGATTGCGCCACCTGGCGCGAAATCTCCTGGATCGAGGACGACAATTCCTCGGACGCGGTCGCGACGGTCTGTACATTGGCCGAAGCCTGCTCGGTCGCCGAGGCAACGGTCATCGATTGCTTGTTGGTCTCGTCCGCCGTCGACGTCATCGACTGGGCGGTCGCTTCCATTTCGGTCGCCGCCGACGACAAGGTGCCGACAAGCTCGCGGATCTTGGCCTCGAAGTTCTTCGTCAGCGTGTCGAGCGCCTGCGTGCGCTTCTCCT